CCATCGCAATGATTTCTGAGCGCCTTTTTCAAAACGGAGACGACCAATGGGCCGCCGCGGACGCCACCCAGACCCAAACTCAAAGCGAACCCAGGCCGCTATCGCACAAGCCGCCCGCGTCGGAGCGATGACGGCGACTCCTACTCAGGCCTCGTCCTCGTCGGCCCCACGAAAGGTCTCGCCCCCGGCGTCAGTCGCCGGCCGGCCTGCGGCCGCCAGGTTCTGGAAGGCCCACGCGGCAGACCTCGAGGCTGACGGCCGACTGACCGCCGACCGTGCCGAGACGTTCGGCCTGCTCGCCCACCTGTTCGCGGATGCCGAGCAGCTCGCGGAGCAGATCACCGTCGAGGGATGGATCACCGCAACCGACAAGGGCCAGGCCGTGTCGCCAGTGGCCCGCCTGCTCCGTGACTCGCGTCGCGACTACGTCATGCTGGCCCGTGAGTTCGGCCTGACTGCGGCAGCGGCCGGGAGGATCCCGCAGGAGGTATCGCATGGCGAAACGAAAGACGACGACCCGGAAGCCGCGGTCCTCGCCCGCCTGTCGGTCCGCGGCTAAGTCGCCAGACCCGAAGAAGCGGCCGGAGTACCTGCCGGGCTATAAGTGGGACGAGGAGGCCGCCCGTGCCCCGGTCGAGTTCGTCGAGCAGCTCTGCCGACATCCTGACGAACGCGGCGGCGACCCGAAGCGTATCGAGCTGATCGACTGGCAACGCGATAAGGTCCTCCGGCCGCTGTTCGGCTGGCGTCGACCCGACGGCCGCCTCCGGTTTCGCCGTGCCGGGATCTTCGTTCCAAAGAAAAATCGGAAGTCGAGTTTGATGTCGCAACTCGCCCAATACATGGCGACCTGCCACGCCCCGGCCCAGGACGTGTTCTTGGCGGCTAACGATCGGCTACAGGCTCGGACGATGTACCGAATGGTCCGGCAGTCGGTCGAGGCGTCGCCGCAGCTCTCGCGGCTCCTCGAGGTCGTCGACTCGCGGTCTATCATCCGCAACCGCGAGACCGGAAAGGAGATCCGCTGCCTGTCGTCCGACTCGTGGCGGAACGAAGGCCTGAACGGCTCCGTGATCCTGGACGAGATCCATAGCTTCCGCTCGCCCGACCTGGTCGACGCGTTGATCTACGCGACCCGCGGCACGGCGAACGGTCTCGTGATCTCGATCTCGACGGCCGGCTCCGATCGGAACGGAATCGGCTGGCGCTGGTGGCAGGACTGCGAGCTGGTCCTGAAAGATCCGAAGGCGAACCCGACCTTCTACGGTCTGATCTACGCCGCGGCCGAGGACGACGACTTCTCGGACCCGAAGGTATGGAAGAAGGCGAACCCGTCCATGGGGATCGCGTTCCCCGAGGACGAGTTCGCGGCCGACTACCAGGACGCGTCGACCGACCCGCGGAAGATGTCGAAGTTCCTCCGCTACTCGCTCAACGTCTGGCAGGCCGGAGACTCGCGCTGGTTCGTTCCTCCGCTCGACTGGTCGGCCTGCTCCGCCGGGCCGCTCGACCCGACCGAGGGCCGGCCCTGCTGGGTCGGCGTCGACCTGGCGTCGAATCTCGACATGACCGCGGCCGCGTTCGTGTTCAAAGAATCCGACGGCTCCTACTCGGTCGAGTGGAAGTACTGGGTCCCACGCGAGACCGTGGCCGATCGCGTCCGCGAAGGGATCCCATACGACGCGTGGATCCGCGACGGCTGGGTGACGGTGACCGACGGCCACCGGCTCGACCACGAGTCGGTCGCTCGCGACATCATCGCGTTCGGGCAGACCCACGAGATCAAGGCCGTGGGCTGCGACCCGTGGCAGGCCGGGGCTCTCGAGACGCTGCTCCAGCGCGAAGGGATCACGACTCGCGACATCCCGCAGCGGACCGCGATCCTCAACTCGCCGTGCAAGCTCCTCGAGGCCCTGGTCGTCGAGAAGCGGCTCCGGACCGGAGCGAACCCCGTCGCGCAGTGGAACGCCAACAACGTGTGCGTCTACACCGACCCCACGGGGATGATCAAGCCGGACAAGGCGAAGTCGACCGAGAAGATCGACGGTGTCGCGGCCTTGGTCAACGCGCTCGCCCTCGCGTCCACCGACGAGGACGACGGGTCCGGCTCGAACCTCGACGACTGGAAGGTCCGCGTGTTCTAGCCGAGATTCTTCCCATGCGGCCGCCGGGATACTGACGGGCACCTACGAGGTCGCCCGTGCCCGACAAGAAGCCACGCCGCAAGCCCACCGCCATAGGAGGCCGCGGCAGCCGCCGCCGGACTCCGGCCAAGGCCGCCGCGGCCCCACGAGTCGTATCGTTCCGGGCCGACTCGCTCGGGTACACGAACACGCTCGGCTCGATCTCGACCTCCTACGTCGGGCCGGAGACCGCCGTCCGCATTTCGTCGATCTTCGGCGTCGTACGATGGATCGCCCAGGCCGTCGCGATCTGCCCGATGCAGATCATGCGGACCACGGCCGCCGGACGCCGCGAGAAGGCCGACATTCCCGCAGCTTACACGCTCCGCAAGCGGCCGAACCGTTGGCAGAGTTCGTTCGACTTCTACTGCTTGCAAGCCTACTGGGCCGCTCTCCACGGTAACGGCTACGCCAGGATCCTCTCCGGTGATCGCGGCTGGATGTCGCAATTGATCCCGATGCACCCGTCGCGGGTGAAGGTCGAGCAGCTAAACGACTACTCGCTCTCGTATCAGTTCTGGAACAGCCGCGGAGTATGGGAGCCGATCCCCCAGGAGCAGGTCCTTCACTGGCGCTGGATTTCCGACAACGGAATCGTTGGGCACGCCCCGGCCGAAATGTGCGCGACCTCGATACGCCTGGCCCAACGCCTCGACACCGCGGCGACGGCCTACTGGGACAACTCCGCCCGGCCCGACATGGTGATCGAGACGGACGAGAAGGTCCCCGACGAGGCGGCCGACGCTCTACTCGCGGCAATGCACGAAGCGTACGGCGGTCCAGCAAACCGCGGTAAGGGGATCATGCTCCCCAAGAAAACGCGGCTGAAGCCGATCGACTCAAACTCGATGGAGGCCTCGCAGTTCCAGGAGCTGCGGGACGCGATCCTGCCCGACGTGTGCCGTCACTGGGGCGTTCCTTCGACGCTCCTCGGTGACGCGAAGATGAACAAGTATTCCACGGTCGAACAGGAGCACCTCTCCGCCCAGGTGTGGTGTTTGCTGCCGTGGGCTCGCCGCATGGAGAGCCCGATCGACATGGCGCTCCAGCCGGTCTATGGGGAGGAGATTTACGCGAAGCTCGACACCCGCGGGATCCTGCGGGCCGACACGGCCGGCCGGGCTGCCCTGTATCAGAGCCTGTGGAACATGGGCGCGATCACGCCGAACGAGATCCGCGACCGCGAAGATTTCGAGCTGCTCGACACCGAGGCCGCGAACCAGACGTTCGTCCAGCTCGGGTTCTCCACGCTCGACGCTGCGGCCGCCCAGGCCGGGGCCGCCGGCGGAATGCCTCCGGCCGCCGACACCACGGCCACGACCGACACCACGACCACCGACTCGCACGTCGACTCGACAACGGACCCGCTGGCGGCTGCCGCTTCCGGGGCCGACCTGGCCGCGACCGCTCTGAACGGTGCCCAGGTGACCGCGCTCCTTGAGGTCCTGAACCAGATCGCCGCCGGAACGATCGACAAGGACGCTGCGGTCGCCCTGATCACGGCCGCATTCCCGACGATCACCGAGGCCCTCGCGTCGCAGATGGTCAACGGGACGAACGACATCCAGCCGACCGGAGGCACGAATAATGCAGCCTGAACGACGCTACCTGTCGATCGCCGACGACGCCGACAATGTCTCGCTCTACATCGAGGAGCGCGACGGCGAGGCTCCGAAGATCCGCGGGATCGCTCCGCCGTGGGAGTCGCTGTCGGTCAATCTCGGAGGATTCCGCGAGCAGTTCCTTCCGACCGCGTTCGACAAGGTGCTCGCGAAGCGGAAGCTCGACGTACCGCTCCTGTTCAATCACGACGATTCAAAGCCGCTCGCCCGCACGACGAACGGCACGCTCCGGATCGAGAAGACCGACAAGGGTCTCGCGTTCGAGGCCGACCCGGTCGCGACGCCGACGGCCGCCGAGGTCGTGACACTGATCAGGTCGAAGACGATATTCGGGTCGTCGTTCGCGTTCACCGTAGATCCAAACAAGGGCGAGACATGGGCGGAGGACGAACGCGGCAACGTGACGCGGACGATCTCCGAGGCGTCCGGTCTCTACGACCTGTCGCCCGTGACGCGGGCCGCCTATCCGAACAGTTCCGTCGGCCTTCGGTCGCTGTCTGCCTGGCGCGAAGCCCGTGGGCTCGTCCAGCACAGGGCCGAGGGCCGCGGGCTCGTGATCTCTCTCGACTACGACCGGACCTACACCGCGGCCCCAGGCCTGTGGCGGTCGTTCGTCAACATGGCGACGGCTGCCGGGAACCGCGTCGTCTGTATCTCGCGACGCGAGGACGACGAGGCGAACCGCGAGGAGCTGCGGCTCGCGTTCGCGGACCTCGAGGTCGTTGACCTGATTCTGTGCGGGACCGACACCCAGAAGCGGGACGCTGCCGCGAAGGCCGGGATCGCGGTCGACGTGTGGGTCGACGACTACCCGGAAGGAATCGTCGCCGCCCCGGCTCCGGCGGCTCGCTCGTTCAAGGTCTCGACGCTCGCCGGTGCTCACGCCGCGGCCGCGGCCGCCGTGGCACGGATGCGGATCAACGCCGGCTAACACGAGGACTAAGTGCCAACGCTCACCCACAACAGCTGCGTCCAGCTCCGCTCGGTCTACTCCGACGGAGATCTGGTTATCTCCCGCGACGCCACGATTCGGACGGACCTGGTCAACGGCACGGCCTCCGGGCAGGCGAACGGCCTGTGGTTCGGGACGCTGACGCTGGCGGCCGCAGCCGCGTCTACGCTCGACCTCCGTGCCCTGGTGTCGACGGTCCTCGGGGGAACCGTCAACACGGCATTCTCGGCCATCAAGCAGATCACGATCCGCAACGCGTCGCCGGGCGCGACGCTGACGATCGACGCCGGGGCGACCAACGGCTGGGACCAGGTCACGGCCTACCGCGTCGGAGCGAGCGGCGTGTCGGTCTCCTACGCCCCAGTCGCCGGCCTGCCGACGACCTCCACATCGAAGACTCTCCGGATCACGAACAACGCGACCGCTGTCGTCACTGCCGGCACCACCACGAACGGCTCGACCGCGGTCACCGGCATATCGTCCACCTCGAGCCTCGCGGTCGGAATGGCTGTGTCAGGCACCGGCATACCGGCCGGGGCGACCGTGGCCGAGATCACCAGCTCGACGGCCGTCGCGCTATCCGCCGCGGCGACCGCGACCGGATCGGCTGTCTCGCTGACCTACCAGTGGACCGCCTCGGTCGAGGTGTCGGTTGTGGGAGTACTTGTGTGACGAGCACCTGTTCCACCTGCGGCGGCCGCTGCCGCGTTGAATCGAGCAAGCGGGCCGGCGACCGCCAGGTCCGATACGTCGAGTGTCAGACCTGCCGGCAACGTCGCCGCCAGGTCGTGCCGGCCGCCCAGGTCTGGAGAAGGAAACGATGAGTATCACGACCGTCCCGATCACCGAAGCCGTCGATCAGCCGGGCCTCCTCGACAAGATCTCGACCTACATCGCGTCCGCGAAGGTCGCGGCTGCAGACGGCCTGACGTGGGGCGAGTTCGGCGAGCTGCTCCTCGCCCTGCTCCGTCTGGTCGTATCGGCCCTCGACTCCGTGACGATGCTCTCCGGTGCCGAGAAGAAGGCCATGGCGATCGACGCCGTGGCTCGGCTTTTCGACGCCGTGGCCGACTACGCGGTTCCGGTGACGCTCTACCCGATCTGGCTCGTGGCCCGCCCGGCCGTCCGGTCGCTCGTCCTGGCTCTCGCAGGCGGCGTGCTCGAGCAGCTCCTTCCGCTCGTGAGGCTCGCCCGATGATCGTCGCGCTCCTGATCGCCGCCGCGGCTTATGCGTTCGCCGGCGACAAGTTGAACAAGTACGTCGCCGACGTGTCGCTGCCGACCCTTGAACGGCGACACGTCGTCGGGGCTGCCCTGCTCGCGGCGGCCGCGTTCGCGTGGGGATCGTCCGCTCCGCCGGCCCCGACTCCGACGCCGGCCCCCGGCCCGGCCCCTGGAGGATTGAATCTCCGCGGGACGTTCGTCGGCCCCGACGCCGCGGCCGACGCCGCGACCGTGTCGGCCCTGATGGACGAGTTGGCGGCCGAGGTCGAATGGGATTCCATGCAGGCCGAGCCGCTGATCCGGACCGGCGTCGCCGTCGACGACCTCAGGCAGCGTGCCCGCGAGCTGCGATGTCGCGGCGTGTCGCTGGGCGAGAAGCACCCGAGAGCCAGGGAGGCGATCAAGGCACACCTCGACGCGACGGCCGGCACGTCAGGCGGTCCGCTGACACCGGCCCAGCGGTCGGCGTGGGTCGCCGCCTACCGTGACATCGCGAGGGCTGCCGCCGATGCCTCGCGCTAACGCTCTCCGCTGGCTCGCCGTCGCCCTGCTCCTCGGGATCGCGGCAGCCGCTATCGTCGCCGGCATCGGTCGAGGCCCCGGCCAGGCCGGCTGGCAGGCCGACGACAACTACGGATACCGTCCAGACCCGCAAGGCGTCGAGCTGTTCCTGGCCGAGCTGCCCGAGCCGCTGTTCCGACAGGCCGGGGCCGAGACGGTCCGCGAGGCAAAGGGCGTCGACACGTTCCTCTACCGCTCCGCTGTCCGTGCTCACCAGGCCCTGTATGGGAAACCGTGGGTCTGCGGCCGGCAGGGGATCGGCGACTGTGTGTCGTGGGGCTGGGCACATGGAGTCTGGATCGCCCAGGCCGTCGACTGGGAGACAGGCCGACTCGCGGAGCCTCCGGCATTCCCGAGTACCGAGGCGATCTATGGAGGATCCCGCGTAGAGAGTCGCGGCAGGTCTGGCGACGGCTCGTCGCCCGTCGGCGGCTGGTCGGACGGATCCTTCGGGGCCGCCGCGGCTCGCTGGGTCCGCGACTGGGGCGTGATCTATCGCGAGAAGTTCGACCGCTACGACCTCACGAACTATTCCGCCGACCGAGCGAAACAGTGGGGAGCCTACGGCTGCGGCGGACAAGGTGACGGCGGGAAGCTCGACGCGATCGCGAAGAAGCACCCGGCCCAACACGTCGCCCTCGTAACGACATGGGCCGAGGCCGCCGCGGCGATCGAGGCAGGCTTCCCGATACCGGTCGCGTCTATGCAGGGCTTCGCGTCGCAGACTGACGCCCAGGGCTACGCGGCACCGAGCGGGCAGTGGGCTCACGAGATGTGCTTCGTCGCGGTCCGCTACCAGAAGAACGGCAGCCCGTCGGACGCTCTCCTGTGTTTGAATAGCTGGGGGCCGAAATGGCTCACCTACCGCGGCAAGTTCCCGGCCGATCAGCCCGACGGCTCTTTCTGGGTGACGCGGTCCGTGGTCGAGTCGATGCTCCGCCAGAAGGACTCGTTCGCTGTTGGATCCGTCGCCGGCTTCGGCTGGCGTGACCTCCATAACGGAAACTGGCTCGCCCCGGCTCCGCCCGAAACGATCGCCGACTGGTTCGCTCCCTACACGTTCACACTCGCGCCGTGAGGATCCCATGGATCGCCGTCTCGTGACCGCTGTCGTCGTTGCCCTTGCCGTCGGCTACTGGCTGGCGTCGTCGCCCGCCTCGCCGATCCCGGCCCCGAGGCCGAACGACAGGCCGGTCGTCCGTTGGATCGCGTCCGCGGCCCGGAGCCTGCTCTGGTTTGCTCTCCTGGCCGAGACTCCGCCCGAAGAGCCGCAGCCGGACCACCACGTCGCCAGGGCTGCCGCCATCGGGGACGACGGCTATCCGATCATCCACAACGGACGAGGCTGGTAATGTCTTTTTCTGGAATCTGGACCGTGTTCGTCGCCTTCCTGGTCTGGCTCTCGTCGGACCCAAAGGCCGTCGACCTCGAGGCCCCGAAGGCCGCCGCGGCAGTGTCGGCCGCTCGCGCCTCGATGCTCGTCGACGCTCCGGCTCCGCCGGCTCCGGCGCCGCAGGACTGCGACTGCGGGAAGACATGCGTCCGCGGTGCGTGGAAGCCCGACGGGAAGATCGAGCAGCGATGCGTCTGTAAGTGCCCGCGATGTGTGGCCGAGCGTGCGAAGGGCAAGCCGGCGACCTGCACGTCGGGAACGTGTCGCTGATCGTCCTAGCGTAGAACGCTCCGCGAGATTCTGCCGCGGCTGCCTCTCATATCGTGATGTGCGGTAAGGACACCACACGACACACGAAGGGATAACCCATGCCGTCGCCCCGACTCGCTCGACTTCAGGACGAAGCCGCACAGATCGCCACCGAGATCGAGAACCTCCGGTCGGTCGAGCCCTCGAACGACGAGGAGCGGACCCGGATCGAGGAGCGGCTCTCGCACCTGACGGCCCAGGCCGCCACGGTGACGAAGGACGCCGGGGCCGAGCGTGATCTCGACGAGAAGCTCGCCGGGCTCCGCAGCGTCACCGAGTCGGCCAGCTCGCCGAAGCCGGCCGAAGTGGCCGAGGTCGAGGACTTCTCGCGGCCCGACATCCGAGCCGGCGTTCGGGCGTTCCGCTCGACGAAGGCCGCGGCCGAGGTCGGCGAGTTCCTGGTCCGTCTCGCCAGCGGCGAGAAGCGGGCCATGGGCGAGACCGTCAGCGGCTACGGCGACTCCTACGTCGTGACCGAGCTGTACGACGCGATCATCAATCGGATTCAGTACCAGTCGGTCGCGATGCAGCTCGCGAGCGTCTTCCGCCCGAAGGGTCAGACGATCAACCTGCCAAAGTCTGGCGAGTTCACGGTCTCGTTCGCGGCCGAGAACGCCGCGTTCAGCGACCAGGACCTCTCGACCAGCGGTCCGTCGCTGACCCTCTACGAGGCCGGCGGCTCGGTGGCGGTGTCGAATGCCCTGCTGTCCGACTCGCCGATCGACGTGGCTGGACTGCTCGTCGACCGGATGTCGTACGGGTTCGCGGTCTGGTACGACCAGAAGTGGCTCGGCGGTAACGGCTCGAGCCCGACGATCACCGGCCTCCCGGCCGCGGTCGCCGCGATCTCGAGCAACCCCAACACCGTCACCGTGGCTCTCGCCTCCTCGACGACCGCCGCGAACCTCGCGGACGTGGTCGGCAAGGTCGACGAGACGATCATGGGGACCGGTGCCTGGGTGTGCTCGAAGGCCGGCTACGTCGACTTGATGAAGCTGTGGGCCGCCCAACAGACGACCATGACGGTCGGCGGCGGTCGAGTTGTCCCGACGGTGTACGGTGCTCCGGTCTACCTCGCCAAGGGTATGCCGGCGACCACGCTGGCCCTCTACGGCGACTTTTCGAAGTCGACCGCGGTCGGCCTCGCTGCCGAAGGGATCCAGATCACGACCGCGAAGGAGCTGCTCGTCCGCAGCCGTCAGACGCTCTTCGTCGGGTCCAGCCGCCTCGGCGTGCTGAACCACGGCCCCGAGTTCGTCGGTCGGCTGGCGAAGGCCACCTCCTGATCGATGTCGGTGTGATTCACGGGGGCCGGGGCTGGCAGGGATGCCGGCCCCGGCTCTTCGCCTATCTAGACCACGGAGCGACCGATGAGCAAGCCCGACACGATCCGCGTCCTCCAGTGGCCCATCGTCGAGCCCGTGTCGCTCACCGACGCAAAGCTCCAGTGTGGGATGCTGCCGGACGTGACGGAGTTCGACTCGTTCCTGATCGCGAAGATCGGGGCGGCCCGCCGGCTGGTGGAGCGACGGCTCTCGGTCACGCTCGTCGCGACCCAGTACCGGGCGACCTGGAAGACCGGCGGCGACGTGCTTGACCTGCCGGCTCCGCCCGTCCTGATCTCTGCCACCTATCCGATCACGGTCACCGTCGACGGGGCCGCCCTGTCGGCCTCCGACTACGAGGTCGACCAGGACGCTTTCCCGGCGACGCTGACGCTCGACACCGCCACGACAGGCAAGGTTGTCGCGACCTACTGGGCCGGCGTCGCTCCGGGTGGCGTGATCGATCCCATGGTCAGGTCGGCGATCCTGGCGTATGTGAATCACAGTTTCGAGAACCGCGGCGTGTTGAACACCGAAGGCGGTGGCGAGCTGCCGCAGGCGTTCGAGACCCTGCTCGCGGCCAGCTCGTGGAACGGGGGCTGGTAATGGCACGACCCGCCGGCCGCTACCGCGAGGTGTTCGTCCTGGAGCGGCCCGTCCGCAGCCGCAACGCGGCCGGCGGCACCGTCGAGGCCTGGGAGACCGTGGCGACCATATTCGGGTCGTACGAGGCGACCTCCTACAACGAGCAATCGCGACGCGGGCAGGTCGGCGGCGGGATCTCAGCGACGGTCTACACGCGTTACCGCTCCGGGCTGGCAGGTGACCAGCGGCTCCGCTGGCTCGCTCGCGGCGACCGGCTGCTCTACATCTCGGCCGTCGTCGAGGCCGGGAACCGCGAGGACCTCGAGCTGACCGTCGAGGAGCAGGTCGCATGATGCAATTGAGCATGGGAGACGTTACCGGTCAGGTCGACGCTCTGCTCGCGAGATTCGACGAGCTGCCAAACCACATAGCACGCAAACACGCTCAGGCCGCCGTGAAGCGTGTGATGAAGTTTGCGATCCCAGTTCTGAAGAAGAACACGCCGAAGAGAAAGTCTTTCGTCCGTTTTGGTGGCGGCCGAAATGGTCGCGAATACACGGCAGAGAAGGTCCGCGGAGGCACGCTGCGGGCGTCCGTTATTGCCAAGTCGGAATACAAGCGGGCGAAGGGCGGCGGACCTGCGACGGTGTATGGCGTTGTTGGATACAGCACGAAGCAGGCACCGGGCGGGCATGGGATCACTCAAAGCCGAAAAGCGATCTGGCTGGAGTTTGGGACAGAGCACGCGTTCGCCCGCGGGATGGTCCAGATGACTCTCCGTCAGATCGGAAATCCAGCCGCCGAAAAAATGGCCCAGGAGCTGGCCTTCGCTCTCGAGAAGGCAGCGAAGGAGCTGGAGGCGAAGAAGAACCCCGGCATGTCGAAACGCGGAATCGCCGCCGGAATCACCCCACGATAGGAAACTCCATGGGCTACCCTCACGTCTGGCTCCGCGAGAAGATCGAGGCCGCGACCTCCGCGACGGCCTGGCCGGTCGGCATGACCGGCACCCAGTCGCCGCCGTTCATCATCTACGCCCGCGAGGCGACGAGCCGCGAGCAGGTCCTGGCGGACACGTTCGACGACACTCCGTCAACGGACGCGGTCCCGCCGGTCGCCCGGTTCCTGGTGGCGGTCTACGCCGACGACTACGTCGAGGCCTGGACGATCTCCGGGCAGATCACGGCCGCGATCCACAAGTGGTCCGGCACCGCGAGCGGGACGACGATTGAACACTGCCTCGTCCTCGACGAGCGAGACGGCCAGCCCGACTACCTGAGCGGCCGCGAGACGCCGACATATACGGTCGAGCTGTCCGTCGAGATCCGCTGGGTCGAGTGAGATTCGCCCCGCTGCTACCGCCATAAAATCGACCACGCCAGACCCAGGAGCCGACCATGGCGATCTCAACACTGACCTCCCCAGGCCCGACGATCCCGTCCGGCGCGAAGACGATATCGCTGAAGGACATCGAGACGGCCGGGGCGACCGCGAAGGAGGACGTGACGATCCTCGGGGACACCACGCGACAGTACGCGGCCCCTCCGCTGATCGACGGCGGGACGAAGGTCGCAACGAAGACGGTCTCCGTTTCCGGCAATCTGAAGGGCGACACCACGCTCGCGATCACGGCGGCCGCCACGACCACTGGCTGGATCTGTGAGTCGTACGAGAAGTCGTACGAGGTCGGAAAGTACGCGACGTTCTCGGTCGAGTTCTCCTACTATCCGACCTCGTAATCAGGAGCAGTAGAAGTGCCAGCAGCAACGTTCACCAGCTCGCAGGGCTTCGCCGCGTTCGGAGTTTCCGGCGCGACGAAGGCAACCGTGAAGGTCTCGCGGAAGTCTGACGTGACGCCGCAGCTCGACGCCTCGACGCTGTCGATCGCCGACGGCGGTACGCGGGTCTACGAAAGCGGGCTCGCCGACTACGGCCAAAACTCAGCCGCCGGCACGATCGTCACGGTTTCGATCGAAGGGCTCGGGGGCACGAAGCCCACGAAGGGCTCGACAATCACGGCCGAGGGCGTGGTCTGTAAGTGTATGGACTCCACGAGCGACGACTCCGTCGGCGAGCTGAAGAAGTGGAGCGCAAACTACACCTCGGACTACGCGGCCTGACGTAAGGGAGGCCGGTCACTATGCCGACTCCTTCGTCGCAGGGATCCTCCTGTTCGTTCAACGGACAGAATCTCGGCCGGATCACTCGCTGGCGAGTCTCTCCGGGGGCCGCCGTGTTCGTCGAGAAGACGAACATCACGAGCGAGGTCGTCGGCGTCGGCGCGAACGCCAGGATCGTGAAGACCTACGACTGCGTCGCGATTGATCCGGGGACGGTCGAGGTCACACTCTACGGATGCCCTCCGTATGTGAATGCCGACATCGGGTTTCGCGCCAGTGTGTCGGTGTATTTCGACGGCGGGTCGCTGACGAAGCCGGCCTACCTCGAGTCGTTCGACGTGACCGGCAGCGTCGGAGAGTTCCTGGTCGGTCAGGCGATCTTCAAACTCACAGGTGAGGGATCATGACGCTCCTCGACAATGTCTCCGATACGCTGCTCGTGACGCCGCCCGGCTGTAGCGAGCCGGTCTACCTCCGCTATCCGACGTTCGCTGAGTGGTACAGCCTGGCGACGGCCCACCGAAACCTCGCCGGCGACGCTCCTCCGGCAGACCTGATCGCGAAGACACTCACGGTCTGCCTCTGTGACCCGGCCGGAAAGCCGCTCGGTGTCGAGGCGGCGAAGCTCATGGGGTCGAGCCACCGTCGCGTGATGTGGCTCTATCAAAAGTGCTGGGACTCCGTCCTGAAGTCTGACGATTCCGTTGTGGGAGAGATCGAAAAAAACTAAGGAGCCAGCCGGGGAGGCTCGACCGTTTCCTCTACCGGCTGGCTGCTCACCTCAAAGTCGGACACGTCGAGAAATGGAAACACGACCTCACGCTCGATCAGCTTCACCGATGGATCGCGTATTACCGCGTCGAGCCCTTCGGCGAGGATTGGCTAAGGGCGGCACGGGCGACCATGTTCACGATCGCGGCCCTTGGGGCGAAGCCGGGGAGCGACTTTGTCGATCTGTTCCTGCCGAACTATGACCCCGACCGGGAAATGACTGAGGACGAGATCGCGGAGAAGTTAAGGGGCTGGACCAAGGAAGGAGGCTAGTCGTGGCGTCGATCGGAAAAGTGTCGGCAGTATTCACCGCGTCAACGTCGGGCCTCACGGCTGGCGTGAAGGCGGCCGGCTCGTCGTTCCGTAGCCTCCAGTCGGACACGAAGGGCCTGGAGTCTGCGATGCGGACCCTCGTCGCGATCAACGCGACGCAGCTATTCGCGTCGGTGGCGTCCTCGGCTATCTCCAGTGTTCGGAGTCTCGTCTCGTTCGGCCAGGCCCAGGCCGTGGTGATCGACAACGCGAGCAAGCTCGCGGCCCGGCTTGGCATGACCTATGGCGAGTTCGCCGGCCTGAGTCTCGCGGCCGACCTGGCTGGCGTTTCCATGGACACGATCGGCAAGGCCTCACAGAAGGCCGAGATCGCGTTCGCGAAGGCCGCCGGCGGATCAAAGATTGCGACGGCCGCGTTTGCCGGGCTCGGGCTATCCGTGGCAGAGCTGAACGGCATGTCGGCCGCCGACCGGTTTGAAGCGATTGCTTCCGCGATTGCGGCCATTCCGACCGAGGCCCAGCGGGCCGCGGCTGCCTACCAGCTCTTCGGCAAGGCCGGATCCGAGCTGCTGCCGCTGTTTGCCGGCGGGGCCGAGGGGATCAAGCAAGCTCGAGCCGAGGCCGACCGGCTTGGTCTCGCGCTCACGACGACCCAGGGTCGCGAAGTCGAGAAGATGAACGACTCGTTCACGATGGTCGGAAAGACGATCGAAGGAGTCGTCCAGCAGGTGACCGCGTTCCTGGCACCGGCAGTCACAAAGATATCGAACGCGTTCGTGAAGATGGTCGGCGACATCGGCGGGAAGAACATCGGGCAGTTCATCGGCCAGGGGATCGTCGACGGTGCGAAGTATCTCGCGACCGTGGCCGACATGATCGCGAACGGATTCCGGGACATGTACTTCGCGGCGGCCGACGTGCTGGGTGTCGCCGTGTCGAAGGAGGCCCAGCGGCTGAAGGAGATGCAGGCACAGATCAACGCCGGCATGGCTCCGCAGCTCGCCGTCCCTGGGTCCGGCGGGTTTGTGACTCAACTCGACCCGGTGTTCGCGGCCGAGCTGTCTGCTCTCACCGGCGCGGTCGCCGCCCAGCGGCAGCCGTTGACGATGTTCTCCGACATTGTCGCGAAGGCCGGAGACGCGATCACGACCGCGATCAACGGTCCGCAGGAAGACGCGAACAAGCCCTCTCCGAAGATCGAGATCGCCCCGGTCGTCGTGGTCGACGTGGCCCAGGCGATCAAGGGAATCGACTCGCGGTCGACCGAGGGGATCACCGAGATGTTCCGCCTTATGCGAGGCGGGGCCGGCGACGTGCAAGAGCAGCAGCTCTCCGTCCTTGAGGAGATCGCCGCCAACACGGGCGGCGAAGGATTCACCGTTGTCGAGGACTTCTAATGGCAGTCGTCTCCTACCAGCGGATCCTTGACGGCGTCAGCCTCTCCGGCAAGTTCGCCGAGTCGCTTCAGGCGACGGAACGCTGGCAGGTCCGCGTAAACTCACCGGCCACGACCCGCCTGGAGATCCTTCAGACGCTCGCCACCGGCGGGATCGTCTGGGGTGCCTCACACCCGGAGTTCTCCGCCCTGAAGGCCATGGAGTTCGAGCTGAACACCGAAGGCCGCGAGGGGATGCGGTGGCTGTTCGCGGTGAAGTACTACGTTCCTCCGGTGACGAAGACGCCGCAGTCGAGCGGGATCCCCAAGGACGCCTGGGAGAGAAGCGGCGGGACATCGACCGTCCCGGTGTTCCGCGACACGAGTAACGTCTCGATAACGAACGCGGCCGGCGATCCGCTTGAAGGCCTGGAGCGAGAGCGCGAGGAGGTCGCCTGGTCGCTGGTGAAGTGCTACGCGTCGGACTCGACATTCGGGTCTGCCGCTGGTGCCTACGCCGGGAAGGTGAATAGTGCGAGCTGGAGCAACTACCCTGCGAAAACGGTGAAGTGTTACCTGAAGTCTGCGAAGAAGGTCTCGGTCTCAAAGCTCGACGGAGCCGCCGACGGCCAGACGCTCGACTACATCGAGGCCCACTGGGAGTTCCGCTGCGACCCTGACACCTGGAAGTGTAAGCCCTGGGACGTTGGCTTCATGGAGAAGGTGAGCGGCGAGCGGAAGACCATCACAGGGAACGATGGGAAGCCTGTGAAACAGCCGGTCGCCCTCAACAATGACGGCACGAAGAAATCAGTCGGATCGAAGCCGACCGTGATCAATAACGGCGACGGCGTCGACATCTACGAGACGGCGGACTTCACGACCGGCTTCGGGACTCCGGTCTTTATCGCATGACGAAGCCTGTCGCATTCAGTGAGGACGGAGCCCGTCGCGTGATCGCGGCGACGAAGGCCCACGAGGCCGGGAATCGCGACATGCCTGGGATCAGGTTTCGCGACGCCGGTGACGACGGCGATCAGATCCGAATCGGAAAGACGACCGCGGCCTGGGGGAAAGGGAGTCTAGGCACCGTCACGCTGTACGAGAACGGAAACCCACCAAACGAAACAGCGGCCAGCCCGGCCACGACTCTAACAGCCTGCGTGAATAAGTTCGCAAACGTGTCTGCCAATAAGTGGGTAGCGCTAGGGAGGGGTATCAATGGCGCGTGGTATCTGATCGCCGCGGAGTGTTAGGGATGACCATATTTTCTGGGTGTGTTTGCTGCCGGTCGTGCGGTCCGCCTCAGTCGAGCAATATGCCCGACTCGATTGAAGTTGACATCGAAAACACTAGCGCCAGACAGGCGTCTCTTACGGTGACGTTTCAGGCTGACGCGGCCGGAAACAAACGAGACCACCTTAACTACACGGCGACGATTCCAAGCGTGGGCGGAACATACTCACTT